CACCCCTGGCGTAATGTCATCCCCAAACGCATCCAAAGCCATAGAAGTCAAGTAGAGCATGTCACAAGTGTGAATCTCTCCGCTTGCCCACTCCACTTGCAGCGCGCCCCTCTGAGGAAAGAGGTAAACGATCTGGGCGCAGATGAAACCAAGCTCAGCCTGGGATTTCGCCTGCGCCGTGATCACATACTGCACCTTGTATGACTCTGGGTTGGGCCTCTCGTACCTTGCCTCGTATCCAGACTGAATCACGTCCCCGTCAGCATTCACAAGCTGAATGGGGGTGGAGGCCATGTCTTCAGTGATAATGGTGTCAAAGTACGTGTACACTGACGGATCAGGCTGCTGCCCGTTCCAACGAAACGTGACACAAGGCCAAGTGTCCACCCACTTTCGCCCAGAAACATTTTCGTCAAAGATAGGCACGTTTCGCAACGCCTTCGAGAACTGCTCATAGGAGCCCCTGACTGTCTGGTCAAAGGATGTAAGCCCCCGCGAAGGCTCGTGGGGATGCCTCATAACAGGTACTCTCACCCCATACGAAGGCCCAGTGCCCCCTCCGTGATCGGGAGGAAGAACTCTATGCCGGTTGGTCGGCACCCCGTTAGAATCCAGTAGGGGACGCCCCTGCTGGTCAAGGGGAGCCCCTGTCAGCCGCCGGTACACAGCAAGGTCAACCGCCCAGAAGATCACGGAACACCTCCCGAATGAGCTTCTGAACCTTCGGGGACACTTGCATTTCCATGAGAGCTGGAGCCCAGTGTGGTCGAGGAGGCATCCTTGATGTCCCCCTCTCATGAAACGCCCCAACACTGCCAGCCTCTACCACTGCCTGCCCCTTCCCCCGAGCAGTTGCACGAATGCTTCTGAGGTATGCCCCAGTACTGACCAGGATTCGAGGGTCCCCCTTCTTTCTTGCAGCATACTTGGGTGACAGAGGAGCAAATCCACGGGTCTGCTGCTCAATACCTTCTCGCACCCGACGAACAAACTCCTGGGCCACGTCAGTAGGAAGCGTAATCTCCGCCCCTGTCATACGCGACTCAACCTTCCCAATGTTCTTTAGGAAGGCCAGAGCATCGTCACCGAGGCGCATTGTGATCATACAGTCAGCCCTAAAGCGTTTCGCTTGTTGTCAATCAACCCACTGGGGCTGATCACTGTGAGATCCCTATGGATATCTGTATTCACGAACGGAGGCACCACAAAAGTCACCTGGTATGGGGTGACGATGGTGGTGGTGAGCACTTTCTCTCCCATCTTGAGCTGATGGTCGGCCGTGAACGGCCCCCTTGTGGGGTCAAACGTCACGGTCACCGTCTCGCCAATGGCAGGCATGGTCTTATCAACATAGTTCTTAGCAAACCTGCAACGCAAAGCTTTGGTGCGGATCATCACGATGTTTGATCCCACAGTCTCGTAATTCAAGTCCACGATGTAGAGGCGAAAGTAGTAACACGTCTCTGGCTCCAGCTTCCCGACGATGAAGGAGCGAATGAGCTGTCCAAATTCCTCCACAAAGGTGGCGAAAGCCGTGGTGTCAAAGTTCGAGTTCGCTCCAAAGGAGCGGAAGACCAGCTTTGCAGACGACACCCGCTCGCTTCCCATCCGTAGACTTGTGTCATTGCTCAAGAACGAAAAAGGAGTGGACGTGAATATGAGCCCCTCTCGGATACGAAGCACCTCTGGGCGGGAATCCATCCACAACTCATAACTGTAGAAGTCCACGTCCCGATTGCGCTGCCAATTCACCCGCACGTTGTCATCCTCAATGTCCTGGTCGCAAGGCTCAAGGAGAACTGCTGCATCCGGTGGAAGGTTCTGGCCCAAAGGGCTGTTCATCCCCGTGCGAGAAGACCGTCGAAAGACCCTGCCCAGCACCACGTCCCCCTCACCCATAAGATTCGGGTTTGCTTCCTTGGGAGAGGTAAGAGCCCGCTTCAGCCTGCGTGTGTCTTCCGTGTATGCTCGCTCGAACGACTCAGCCAGCGAGATCAACGCCGAAACGTCAGCGTCCAGCCCCCTTCGCTTGGATGCATCATACGCCTGGATCCGAGCGATGTTGGCCTGAACCAACTGAAGGACGAAGGGGCGCTCTTGGTCAGGTAGAGAAGATGGTGTGAAAGAAGGGTTATGCCTACGTACAGAATCGAGCAGGATATCCTCCAGCTCAAAGTCTGAAAAAAGGTGATGACGAAGGTCTATGCCCACATTCAAGATAGACAGTGGCCCAAAGGGCTCCAAGTCTATGGACAAGTGCTCTGGGTTGGCGTCCTCGTCCAACTGCACCGAGTAACCTTCAATGCGGGACAGTACCTCAAACAGTCGCCCAATCGTGCTGAAGTGTTCATTTGAAAGATCAAAGTCAATGGACGGGGTATCCCCGCCCGACACTTCAATCATAAGATGCCCATTAGTCAACTCTGCCGTCGCAGAAGTCGCCCCGGAACTCGGCATAACAGCGAGGCCGAAAGCCCGATTACTTCGTCGAGTGTCTCGGATCCGAGAGCGAGCTTCTTGCAACAGTGAAGGCATCACACCACCCCGCGCTCAGCGAGCAGGGCAGCCACATGCCGAGGAACCAGCGCCTTCTTCCCTTCTTGGAAGGTGTACCACTTGGGGCCGATTCTGGTTCGGGCAACGGTCTTTCGAGGCACGATTGACACAATTTGATTTGGGTCTTCTACTTCAGTAGCCACCTTCACTTGCGGTGAGGACATCTCGGCCGAAACCGGCGGCTCACTTTCAGGGGGAGGGCTGTAGAACGCCTTTTCTGCGTCCAAGGATTGAAACGATGTTTTCACACCTGAGCCCTTTACCTCGGGCACCGGAATCGCCACTGCCACCCTGGGCTGTTCTTTGTCTTCCATCTCCTTCACCTCGTCCATCAGTCACCTACGAAGGCGAGAATCACAATGCTTCCGGAAGCCACATCACCGCTCGCCGTGATGCGAACCACACGAGTGGCCACTGTGTAGTCAGTGATAACGCCAATATCCGCATCCCGCGTGTACACACCAGCCGCTAACGAGTAACAGAGCATCGCGTACGGGATAGCATTCGCGGGGACACCCGCCGGAGTAGTGACGCTCAAGACTTCACCGTTGGCGAGATCTTTAGTGGTCACACACCGAACAAAGAATTGATTGCCGTGGTTGAGGCCAACGGGAACCGGAGTACCAGTAACGGAATGACTTGCCATGTTCTTTCCCTCTCAAACGGCTCACGCCGTCTCGATGACGACGATGTTTGAATCTTCCAAAGTGTTCTGGCCCCAGATCGAGTACCAGGCAAGACCGTGCTCACGACCGAAGTCTTCGACCCCGTTGTCACGAAGCTCAACGGGCATGGCGGTGGCGTGACCAAAGGCGTACTCACCAAACATGACCGCTTGATAGACCGTGACTAGGTTGCCAGAAGCGCCCTTTGCTAGCGCCGGAGTGTAGCCAATGTCCACGTAATCACCCGTGTCTGGATCCAGGGCGCTGTTCGCCCCGTTCGGCATGACGGTGGTGGTGATGAAGCGCACGTCTTCATACCGACCAATCTCTCCCGTGTATATCTGAGTTGCACCCGCATACAGCGAGGCATTGATCCAGTCATTGTCATCACGGAGCCCACGCCCCTGGTGGGGGTGGCAGAAACAGATGTAGTGGTCGCCAGCCCACTTGGGAGCGTTGTTCGTTTCCAGAGTTTCAACCGCGTCTTTGACAACCTGCGTGTCAAAAACATCGGCCGCGACGAGCTGAGTGCGAGCAGCCTTGCCACCGCCGAAGACCGTGTTCGTTCCGAGTAGTACGGAGTCACGAAGCTGAAGGTCCAGAACAACCGCCATGTCCCGCCCAAGTAGCAGCGACGCAGCAGCGAGTTGGTCATAGAATGACGTTTGGAGCAAATATTCCGAGAACCCAATGGCGTTACCGTTTTCAAAAACGGTCACGCTCTGAAGGCTCATGCTCATTGCACGAGTTTGAAGTCTCACGCCTTCCGTAAGACGCCCGCCACGCTTGATGTTACCATAACGGGGCAATTGGATTGTTCGACCTGGTTGTACACCCAGCTCCGTTTTCTTCGTGCTGAACTGGTCGAACTTCAAGATAGGGAGAGCAGCAAACCATATCTCTGCCGAGAACACGTCTCGTATGGCTTCGACTTGCTGTGAAAACCCCACACCTGACTGGGCTGCGGTGTTGAGAACACTGGACATTGAACAGACTCCTTGCTGAACCTCAATTGTTGGACCCACCTGAGCCGTTGGTCAAAGGTGGGCTATTCGCGAATCTCTGCTGGAACGCTGCCTCCGGGGTGATGCCCCGAGCATTAGCATACGCTTGTGCGTCGGCCAAAGCCGATGCTGCACCAACGTTCTGCCCGATGGTCGGATTCTGCCCCACCCACGTCCGCGCGATTGCCTCTTGTGCCTGCGTCCGCACACCCCCCTGGACTTTCGCCGGTCCAGTTGGATTTCCGATGGGCTGCATTGCCCCTCCGGGCTGCGGAACATACTGCACGGGTGGTTGCACTTGTGCGGCCAGGTGCCTGGGGATGTTCCCCGAATTAGGAGGAGTGAATCCCGTAGGCATCTGTTGAATCATTCGATGGAGTTGCTCCCTCATTTCCCCGCTGTAGCGCCCAGACCTGACGACCTCCTCCGAAGTGAGGTGCCGAAGGTCTTGAGGAAATCCTCCCGCTGCTGGTCCTGCCTCGCTAACCGGAACAGGGTTAGTCGCAGTAGGAAGCCCACCCTGGGGAACTGCCTGGGGCATTTGCGGAGGCATGGGGTACGCAGGATTCGGAGGGGGCGCCGCATACCCCTGGGGAACCTGCATATCCACCTCTTGACTTTCTACAGGAGCAGGAACTGTGCGCTGCACAAGTCGTTCCTGAACATCTTTCCATGCCCGACGCACCTGATCTACCGCTAGGTCGATGGATTTTTCGTCTGCCCCTTGCACAAAAGAGGTGAAGCTCTCCGGGATATCACCCAAGTCCCGAAGGGCTCTTTCCCGATACGCCACCAGGTTCATGGCTCGAAGCTGCCCTTCAAAAAAGAGTTGCTGCTGTCGCATCTGCTCCTGGGACTTCTGAACCTGTGCGCTCAAGTCACTGATCTGTCGATGGACCCGCTCATCGGGCTGCATCGCCTTCAGCTCGGCCTCCTCCCTCTCCTTCTCGATCCTCGCCAAACGAACCTCCAAGGCCGCCCGTTCCTGTCGCTCCCGCTCCAGCTCGGCCTGCATCCGAGATGCATCCTCACGAGCCTTCGTGTCAGTAACCTTTGTCACTGACACGGCCGGGGGAAGGCCCTCGTCAGGGCTACCAGTGGCGCTTTTGGTTTCCTCTGTCGATTTGGTTGTCATCACTGCCTCCGTTGATCAATCTCTATTCCTAGCTTACCCGAGCCGACCCGTAGCACGGCTTTCCACAGTCACCACGGGGATCGCCTTGGCCCCGGAGCGGCTGGAGGCACGCTCTGGTCCACGATTCCGAGGATTGGACAGGTTAGGACGCTCGTTGAGCATGGCCGAATAAATACTGCCTGCCCCAGCCGACTCGCCCTGGCTGCGGTTGGGTCCCGTGTTGTCACTGGGGTACATGCCCTTGCGGGTGGCCTCACGATACGCCTCGTCCGTGTTGCCCACACCATAGCCCTGATACTCACCGTTTGCAGGGCTGCCCTCGAATTTGTTGGTCGAACTTCCAATGTTCACGCCCATAACTTCACCTCTTCGTGCTGCTGTATGCTTTACCAGAATCTCCGGTAACATAGGATGACTGATTTTTTGACGCTTCACGCGCCGCCCGAGCATATTCCTCGGAGATGCCCTTCATGAGGACAGGGTCTTCCGTCTCACCGCGAAGCTCCTCACCTTCCTTGAACGAGGACCCGTGGGTCAGAGCATGTCCAAGACCCGCGAATCCACCGTGCTTGGATGCAATGTGCCGAGCCAACCCGTGGGCACTTTTCATCTTCGCCCCGCAACCATGGGGGCAAGCAAAGCCGTTGCTCTCCGAAGACTCAGGCTCGGGAGAAGATTCCTCTGTGGGCTCACCAGAAGGCATACCCTCGATTCCATCTACCCCGTGAACGGGCTGATAGGATGCAATGCCGTGCTCGTCATAGCCCTTTTTCTTCAACTGAGGTTGGAACGGAAGCGTCTCGTGGCAAGACACGCCCCCTGCTCGAACTCCTCCCTCACGAAGCCCAACCCCACCAGGGGTGATGCCATGCATCGAAGACGCCAGGACACCGTAGCTGGCACCATACCCACCAGCACTCCCACCATTGTCACCGTCAGCGTAGCTGGATACCTTGTAAGACTTTGCTCTTTCCCTGCCAATGATGCCATTCATCCCGTGACCTCGCTCGCCCAAAAGGGGCGCGTCTCCTACGTTAGCAATCCCGCTGGAGTCAGGACCGCTTACGTAGGAGGCGCCTGTGGTTCGTTTATTCATCTTGCCCATACTACACCCCGTCGTGTCGAGCCCGATACCTGAAGCCAGGCCCCTCCCAAAAGCAATCCGATCCCTTCAACTTGATCCCATCGTGAGAAGCGAGCACTGCCTCTTGTCTGAAGCCACGCAGTTGCATAGTAGGTGGTGAATGAAGCGCCTCAGCTCCAATGCCTCTGAGATCATACCCACCAGAAAACCGGTCCTTCTCTGTAGAGGACCGAAACTCATGGGATATGGAAGCCCTGGGGTATCGGCGCATCATCTGTACAGTACCATAGGATAGTGCCAGTTGCTACAAAATGTGTGAAACACGGAAAACATCTTTTTAGCAAGCACTTTTATGAGCCCTTTGTCTCATGGCGCACGTCCCGATTCGCCACGTCCTTATCACTGTACCCGTGCGTCAGGCCGTAGCCTGCCTGGCCCAACTGCATCCCATGGGAGGCCGGTTTCTTTGACTTCTTCGACTTCTTCTTCTTGCTCATGATCGCGCTCCTGGTATCCCGACCGTGAACGATACCCCACCTTGAGCCATTGCTGTGGAGTCCAACGAGTCATGCCCAAAGGATGTCTTAGGATGGGGGAACTCCTGCCTGCTTGGAAGCTCGGGCGCCCTCTCGTCGTCAAAGTAGATCGCTGCCCCACCAGGCTGAATGACGTAATTCCGACGCTTGGCATCCTTCACCTTCGCGCGGTGAAGAAACGGAGCTATGCTGCCAAAGTCTTCCGCCTCTGTGGCAAACATACTGTTCGTCGAGGATACCCCGCCCTCGTCCATGCCGCGCGAGATATTGAACTCACGCAGGCGGCCCTCCTCGTCGTAGAAGGTTGCCCGTGCAGCACCAGAAGGACGAAAGCCGTTGGGAATGTTCACTGGATCCTACTCCTCTAACTGCTGATCAGCCGGTACAGGGTTTCCCTTGTTCCCAGGCACAGCCGACGCAGGCTGTGGGGGTGGAGCCAACTCTTGATAAACACGTTGGTTGGCTCCTTCCGCCTCCATAGGCGGAGCCGGTTTGGCGGGGTTAGCCGTAGCAGACTTATTGGACTTCAACCGCTTCCGAATGGCAGTAGCATCAACAGCGATCTCTGAGATATGGTCTTGGCACCATTCAGCGTCCACCCACTCGTTTCGCTGGTACATCTCAAAAAGCTGCGCCTGAAGTGCCTGGTCCTTGGGGATAACATCCAAGAAATCCACTTCGTTATCGAAGGGGTTGAGATATACAGGCTTCTTGCACCCAGTGGGGATAAGGAACATGGGGGTTGTTTGGCTCCCAAGAACCTCTCCCGTTGATGGATGGACAAGGTGCTGCGTAACATGCACGTGTTCAGGCTCCTCGGGCACCTCAATCTGGTCCATGGGGACTTCTTCTACATGAAGGTTTGGTGGCGGCTCGGGTGGAGCCTTCTCCTGCTCCTGCCCCTTCTTGACGTGCTGTCGCTCCCACTCCTCTAACGAACGCTTCTGAACGGCCGTGTAATCCCAGAAGGAAGTCCCATCTCCTCCAGCCTGAATCTCGCGCATGATCTGGCTATAAGGCAGGTCACGCAGTTCTTTGCCAAACCCATACTTGCGCCACACCTTCAGCCGCATGTCGAAAGGATCAAGGAAGTCCAAAGTCTGCCTGTCGATATGATAGCACCTCTTTTCCAACACCGGCTGCTCAACAAACACCTCAAGCTCGGGATCCCACACGCGGGCCCTCTTCCCCCGGTCGGTCTGGATGATTCGACCCCCACAGGACTTGCAGATGTCAAAGGGCAGGTTGATCAGCCCCTTGATCATCCCAATCCGAAGAATGAAGTAGTTGATCTGCTCGAACCCAGGCTTATACATGGCCAGCTTTCGAGTCCGGCGCTCGATCAAAGGTAGGTTCTGAAAGTGCAGAGCGACACCAGACGTGTTGGAGATAGGCTGCATCTGCCCAAGTGACCCCTCAGGAACATCCCCAATGTCATGCATCGTTTTTTTCACCCGGTCGATGTACCCATTGGCAGCCGTAAGATCCCCCTCCAGCTTGAGAGTATCCACCCTGCTGTCCGTTGGAAGACCAGACCATACCTGCTTGGGGCCACGCTCCAACTGCTTGGCCTTCACACCGTACAAAAGTAGCACAGGGCTGGCGTGGTAGTTGATCGTATCACTAACGTCAGTGGCCTTCTCGTTCAGCTCCCTTTGAAGGTCAACCAAGTCTTGGCCATCTGCAAGGCCATAGTATTCCTTGGGTAGGGGGAGGTTTTTGATATGAACGAGCGGGATCTCTCCCAACACGTTGGGCCGAACAATAGGCTGGTCCCCATGGAACTGCTCGACGATGGAATCAGGGGTGATGATCTGCGTGAATCGCTTTG